CCTGCACTCAATGGTTCTAATCTTACAAGTTTACCAGCAGGGAATCTTACAGGAACTGTTGCTGACGCAAGAATTTCTACATTGACATCATCAAAATTATCTGGTGCCTTACCTGCAATTAGTGGTGCTAATTTAACTGGTATTAACCTTACTCCAGCCTATACAAAAAGTGCTAGTGATCCTGTTATAACAACAAATCCTTCTGGTGGTGTAGGAACTGTTTGGGTTAATACGACATCAGGTGAAGCCTTTGTTTGTACTGACGCAACTAGTAACGAAAATGTTTGGACTAATGTAGGATCAGGATCAGGAGATGTATTACCTTGGAGTTTTCCAGGTACAAGTCATGGTTATGTCGCAGGCGGACAACCAGCAACTACAACGATTGAAAAATATGCTTTTGCGTCAAATACAACAGCTGCTAGTCATGGTGATTTGATTGGGGTTGATGGTGGAACATATTGGGCTGCAAATCATAATGGAGAAACACATGGTTTTGAAGCAGGTGGTATTTGGGACAGTAGTTATACAGATAGAATAGAAAAAATTGCTTTTGCTTCAAACACAAACGCTGCAGATCATGGTGATATGTCTGTAGGAAGGGCTTCACCTATAGCATCATCTACTAGTACACATGGCTACACAGCAACAGGTCGTTTGGGAAGTGGTGCTAATACGACAGTTGTTGATAAATATTCTTTTGCATCTAATACAACAGCAGCATCACATGGAAGTTTTAGAGATGCAGTTAAACACTATGGTTGGTCATCTCATTCTTCTGCAACTCATGGTTTTGGGACAGGAAGTGATGCACAAGATACCCGTATAGAAAAATTTTCTTTTGCTTCAGCAGCAGAAAGTACAGATCATGCTGATTTGCTAAATGGTCGAAAAGCTCCAATCGGTTGTTCATCCTCAACAGATGGGTTTGTTTGTGGTGGTAATGAGAGCCCCACATCAAACGACATACAAAAATTTTCTTTTTCATCTGGCTCAACAGCTACAGATCATGGTGATTTAACTTATGCAAACCATGAATCATGGGGTGCATCATCAACGACTGATGGATTTACTGCTGGTGCTCGGGCAAGTTATAGTACGAATAATTATGTGCAAAAATTTACTTATTCGTCTGGTGGCGCATCAGCAGATCATGGTGATTTGCAACAATCAAAACATAGAGGTGGAAACGGATTTCATCAATGATAAGGAATAATAAATGCCATACATAGGTAAACATTATAAAACCATTAAAAGTGGATTGAGTCTTACTCAACAGGCCAAAGTCGTAGATACTATGACCGGTAATGGTTCTGCTACTACACTTTCATTGTCTACTTCACCCGGTACTGTAAACAATGTAAGAATTTGGATTGATGGAGTTTTTCAAACACCCGGTACTGAATATACTTTATCTGGTAGTACAATTACATTTACAACTGCACCTTTTAATGGTGCTGTTGTATTGGCAATTAGTGGTGCAACAATTAATATAAGTAAAACTATAGGCCATGAAAAACCTTTTAGTATTTCAAAACTTGCTAATAGTGCAGTAACAAATGATAAGATTACTGCTCTGGCATCAAGTAAACTCACAGGTACTTTGCCTGCTATTAGTGGTGCTAATCTTACAAGTTTACCAGCAGGGAATCTTACTGGAACGGTAGCAGATGCTAGAATTTCTACTTTAACAGCATCAAAATTATCTGGTGCCTTACCTGCAATTGATGGAAGTAATCTTACTAATCTTCCTACAACTGTAGGTTTTGATACAAAAAATTCTAGTGATCCTGCTGTTACTACTAATCCTTCTGGTGGTGTAGGTCATCTTTGGGTTAATACAACTTCAGGTGAAGTTTTTACTTGTACTGACGCAACTAGTAACGAAAATATTTGGACTAATTGGGGAGCAGGAACAGGTGATGTAGAACCTTATGTTCTTGGTGGTACACAACAGGGTTTTTGTTCTGGTGGGTATCAGTCTGGAAGTAGAATGGATGTTATAGAAAAGTACAGTTTTACAGCTGATGGAAATTCTTCCGACCACGGAGATTTGACAGCGACTCGTGATGCCCTTACGGGTACTCATTCTAAGACTCATGGTTATGCGAATGGTGGTGAAAGTCCCAAAGTCAATGTAATTGACAAATTTGTTTTTTCTGCAAATGCAAACGCTACCGACGTAGGTGATTTAACTGTTTCAAGAAGTAAAGGTGCAGGAAATTCTTCTATATCATATGGATATGTTTCTGGTGGTGAAAACGGAGGAAATTCAAATGTTATTGATAGACATTCTTTTTCGGCAGACGGAAACGCTACCGACGTAGGTGATTTAACAGTAAGTCGGGCATATGTTTCTGGATCGTCATCATCGGATCATGGTTATAGTAATGGAGGTACTACAGGTTCAGTAAATAATACTATTGATAAGTTTGCAACAGCAAGTGGCGGAAGTGCTAGTGACGTAGGTGATTTACAAGCTGCAACTAACACGACAGCAGGAACATCATCATCAACACATGGTTATGCTAGTGGGGGTTATACAAGTACTTATGATAATATGATTCAGAAATATACTTTTGCTTCAAATAATAATAGTACGGATGTTGGAAATATAACAGTTAATAGAGCTAATGTAGCTGGTACTTCCTCACGAACTTTTGGATATACGCATGGTGGTTGGACAGGTTCTTATCACAATGTAATAGACAAGCATAGTTTTAGTTCAGACGGAGACGCGACGGACGTAGGTGATTTAACAGGAACAAAATTTAATATTGCAGGTCAAAGTTTTTAGAGAAGGCATAGCGGGTCAACAATTTTAATCACTTATAAATAAATACAAATGGCAAACGTAATCAAATTAAAAAGAAGTGAAACAGCTTCAGCTGTACCTGGGACTAGTGATATAGCTGTTGGTGAAGTTTGCATGAATATTGCAGATCAAAAAATATATACCAGAAAATCAGATGATTCAATTATCACAATTGCAAGTCATGCGTCTGGTGGGTCTACACCTTTAGATGGTTCTGTAACTACAAACAAACTAGCTGATGGTGCAGTAACAACAGTTAAATTAGCGGGTGATGCCGTTGATGGAACTAAACTCGCAGACAACGCCTGTAATAGTGAGCATTATACAAATGGTTCAGTAGATGATGCTCATATTAGTGGAATGGCCGCAAGTAAATTAACGGGAACTATAACTCCTTCTGATAATACTGTTACTGGAGCAAAGATCGCACTTGGAAGTGATGCTGCTGGTGACGTTATGTATTATGACGGAACTAATTATGTTAGACTTGCAAAAGGATCTAACGGAGAAGTATTAACACTTGCAAGTGGAGTACCAAGTTGGGCTGCTGATTCTACTAATGTTGGTGCTACATCGGTTGGTGGTGATGTTACTGGTACAGTTGCAAATATTCAGATTGCTTCTGGTGCAGTAGGTACTACGGAATTGGCTGCTGACGCAGTTGATGGAACTAAAATAGCAGATGACGCAATCAATTCGGAGCATCTTGTAAATGGTTCCGTTGATGATGCGCATATTAGTGGAATGGCGGCAAGTAAATTATCAGGAACTATAACTCCTTCTGATAATACTGTTACTGGTGCTAAGATAGCACTTGGTTCTGACGCAGCAGGTGATGTCATGTATTATAATGGAACTGATTATGTTAGACTTGCAAAAGGAACTGCTGGTCAAGTTCTTACAATAAACTCTGGTGCAACAGCACCTGAATGGGCTGCTGATTCTACTAATGTTGGTGCTACATCGGTTGGTGGTGATTTATCTGGTACTGTTAGTAATGCACAAGTAGTTGCCAATGCAGTTGGTATTACAGAATTAAATGTTTCTGACGGATCAAACGGACAAGTATTGAAAACAAATGGTAGTGGTACTTTAAGTTTTACAACAATAACACCCGGAGTATCAGAGGCCACAGCAACTGCAAAATCAGTTACAATGGCAATCGCCTTAGGATAAAAAGGAGAAAGAAAAAAAATGAGTATAACACAAATCACAAGTACTGTTATTGCCGATGACGCAGTAACAGCAGCAAAGATACCAAATGATGCAGTAACATCTGCCAAGATAGCACCAGTTGATGCCACTCCCGATACAGACCATACTGCGAATGGCCCACAAACCAATACACTTAATTCTGGATATAGTTCCACAATCATGGATTTAGTTTACCTTGGTAGTTCTTCCAAATGGTTAGAGGCTGATGCAGATGCTACAGGTACTTCAATTAATTTATTAGGAATTGCATTAGAAGCAAAGACCGATACACAAGCTATGAATGTCGCACTTGCTGGTAGTTTTGTTAGAGATGATACTTGGAGTTGGACACCCGGCGTTCCTTTATATGTAAGTGGAACACTCGGAGCAATTACAGCAACTAAGCCTTCTGGATCGGGTGATGTTGTTAGAACTGTCGGTTATGCTGTGACTGCTGATGTAATATTTTTTAATCCTTCAAGTGATTATGTCACTTTAGCATAAGGATATTTTATGCCAAACATAGCAACAATCAATGGAATAGATGAAGATGATATAGCAACACATAATGGTACTACTGCTTCAACTATATTATCAAAAAACGCTGACACATGGGAGCATTTAACTACTTTTAGTGGTGGTAATCAAAGTGCTACTGATTTAAAAACATTCTTTGATACTAATTTCATAAATTCATTTGCAGTTAATTCTCCAACCGCGGGTGGTACTTTAACTCTTAATGGACAAAATTGCGGATCTTATGATTATGTTTTGAAACGCTCTGATATTACTTTATCATCTGTAACTTCTTCTGAATGGTTTACAACTACAAAAGATACTCGTTCTGCAATTATTGGAGTCGTAGGTAATTTGACACTTAATGCAGGTGTGTTTTTAAGACCACCTGATCGTAAATTATTTATGGCAATTTATGTTGATGGTAATTTAACAGTTAATGGAAATATTAGTATGTCAGCGAGAGGTGCTAATCATAGTGGAAGTGGTACTTCTGGTGGAGCAACAACAGCGGTAGCAATTCGTTTAGCAACTGGAACATTTGGAAGTGTATCAAATCCAGAAGTACCTGCAGCAGGTAGTGCTGGTGCTGCTGGTTCTGTTTTAAGTAGTGGGACTGATAACAATGCTTCGGCCCCGAATGGAGCCTCTGCAGCTACTGGTGGTGGAACAGGTGGTGGAGGCATGGGTGGAGGTGGATGGCTCGGAGGATCATCTGGAAATGCTACATTAGGTTCTGGTGCAACTGGTACTTGTTTTAGTTCTGGACCCGGAGGTGGAGGTATGTATAATAATAATGGAGGAAATCAAACTGCTGGTTCTGGTGGTGCAAATGGTGGAGCTGGTGGTGATAGTTGGATAAATGCAAGTGGTTTTGGTGGACCCGGTGCTGGTAATCCAGCAGGTTTTTATGCAGGTACTGGAGCATGGGGAAATGTGCCATCCACATCAACTTCTTGGAAATCATATCGTGATGCTGGTACGCAAGTTCATTCTTCTCAGCCACACACTTCAGTTGTGATCGGAAAATCAGCAATGGAAGGTTATGCTAATGGTACTGCCGGAACTGTCGTAGTTTATGTTACTGGAACATTGAGTGGTTCTGGTAATATTGATTCTTCTGGTTTAGATGGAGGTTCTGATGGTGGAGGAGGTTCGGGTGGTGGTTCAATAACAGTATTCTATAATACAGATTCAAGTTCTATTACACCAAGAGCACCGGGACAAAGAGGAAATGCTTATAATGCGTGGAATGGTGGTTTGGGTGGAACAGGAACAGCAAGAAAACTTAGTGGATTATAATGAGATATTTATTTCATAACATATATGGAGATGCACAATCTCTTTTAGATACTTTACCATCGGATGTTGAAGCTATTCCGTTTGGTTGGGATGAAGAAACTGAAACCGTACGAAATAACAAAATAGCCGAATTAAATAATGTTGTAATTGGTGAATTACCTAGTTTAGTGTTTTGGAGAGAGGCATGGGATTCTTCTTTTGAGATTGATGGAGAAACAACTACTGTAAATAATCCTGCGTGTTGGTGGCCAGTTAATTTTTCTGAACTTGAAGGCGACTGGACATGGGCAAAGATGGATAAATATATTAAAGATAATACTTAAAGGAATAATGAATGGCTTCAGTAAAATGGAATTTAGATGTTAATGCAGGTCAAGATTGGATGGCCGACATTAATCTTTTAGATACAAGTGGTGCAAACAGAAATGTTACAGGACATACGTTTGCATCAAAAATAAAAAGACATTACAAATCTGTTAATGTCAAAGAATCTGTTACTGCATCAGTACAAAATGCCGCTGGTGGTAATATTCGTTTATCTTTATCTAATACACAAACAACGAATTTAAAAGATGGAATATATCTTTATGATGTTGAAATGACTAATACATCTACTGGTGCAAAAGAAAGAGTAATAGAAGGAAAGATAACAGTTAGACCGGAGGTAACAACCTAATGCCTATACTAATAAATTCAAATAATGGTAATGCTACTTTTTCACCAACTCCTAGTAGTGGTGTAGTAGCAGGGTTTCAAGGAACAAACACAGAACATCCACCTTTAGTAGATTTATCTGATGTTAATAAGGCAGGATTAAATGATAATGATGTTTTAGTTTATGACCAAGATTCAGGCAAATTTGTTGCTATGGATATTACAACCGTAAATGATAATGACGGCGGAGAATTTTAACTAAAAGATTATAAAAGGAATAAAACATGGCTAGCACAATACAAATAAAAAGATCAACGGGGACTTCCGCACCATCATCATTGGCAAAAGGTGAAATGGGCTGGGCCGATCATGGTAGTGGTGGCGCTGCTGGTAATCTATATATTGGAGATATGACTCCTGCCGGTGCTGTAGTTCGTAAAATTGGTGGAACACTTAATTCAACTTTTGTAAGTGACATTTTAAATAATACTTCATTAACAGGCACACCTGTAGCACCAACACAAAGTGCTAATAATAATTCAACAAGAGTTGCAACGACAGCATATGTTGATAATCAAGTAAATGCCCATGTTGATACTCTTGCAGAAGCAAGTGATACAAATATTGCATCATTGGGTGCAGGTCATGTATTAATTTGGGATGGTACTGATTCATTTGATAATAAATTTCTTTCTGGTGATGTTACTATGACTGCTGGTGGTGTAGTTTCAGTTAATAGTGTACAAAATAATTCAGTAACAATGGGAACTGATACAACTGGTGCATATATTTCAACTATCGTAGGTACTACAAATGAGATTGAAGTTTCAGGTAGTGGTGCAGAGACAGCACAGGTAACGATTGGTTTACCAGATAATGTAACGATTGCAGGAAATTTAACAGTATCAGGAACAACGACAACAGTTAATTCAACAACAGTTTCAATTGCAGATCCTGTTTTTGTTCTAGGACAAAATGCTTCTGATGATAATAAAGATCGTGGTATTGAATTTAAATATAATGATGGTGTCGCAAGAGTTGGTTTTTTTGGAATGGATGATACCGATTCAAAATTTAAATATCTTACTGCCGCAACAAATAATACGGAAGTTTTTTCTGGTACATTAGGCAACGCAGCATTTGGTACTATTGATGGGACATTAACAACTGCATCCCAAACTAATATTACAGGTGTTGGAACAATTTCAACTGGTAACTGGAACGCAACTAGAATTTCAAGTACCTATGGTGGTTTGGGTATTGATACTTCTGGTTCAACTGGTGTTGCTTCTGTATCTTCTGGAACATGGAGTATTCAAGCACATTTACCAGTTTCTTTAGGTGGTACTGGAATAACATCCGTAACTGCACAGGGTCTTTTAGTTGGTGCTGGTACAAATGATCTGACTACTTTAACAATAGGTACTGCAGGACAATTTTTGAAAGTTTCTTCGGGTGGAGCACCTGCATGGGAAGATGCAATTGATGGTGGTACATTTTAATTTCATTTTTATTATTAATACAATAAGAACGACTTAACACACTCGGGGATGGGGAAAACCCCATCCTCTTTTTTCATAGTAACAGGTAAATAGAGATGGAGCTAGAACAAACTGCTGATCTTGTTGAAAAATTAGGTGTCCCGGTTGTAGGTTTATTATTAGTTGGTTGGGCATTTTGGAAAATTGTTAAATGGTTACAAGATTCTATGACAGGAAAAATAAGTTATCAAACAGATATACTTATACAACTTATAGATAGAATTAGAGTTTTACAAACTGATATTTTAAAATTAGATACTATGATAAGAACAAGATTTGGATTAGAAGCAGATCAAGAACGTATTGCAAGAGCAGATGAACCTAGAAAACAAATTAAAAAAAGAAGTAGAGATTAATTATAATTTTATATTAAGGAGTATATGACATGACTGAACCTGTTAAAAATAAAAAAGTAAAAAAAACAGAACAAGTTGATAAGAAAATTTCTGAAGATAATGAATTAAAAAATCAATTAAATTATGCACAAAAATTGATTAATATTCTTCAAAATAAAGTAAATGAACTTAATGCAACAACAGTTCAACTTGAAGCACAACTTATTCTTGTTAATGAAGATAAACAAAATATCTTAAAACAAGTAGAAGGATTTGGAATTACACCACAATAATAAAAGGAAAATAGTATGGCTAGTGTAACGTCAAGACAAGGATTAATAGATTATTGTTTAAGAAGATTGGGACAACCTGTTGTTGAAATTAATATAGACGAAGATCAACTGGAAGAAAGAGTTGATGACGCATTAGAGTTTTTTCAAGAATATCACTTTGATGGTGTTGAAAAAGTTTTTCTTAAACATACTCTAACGGCAACTGATATTACAAATGAATATATAGCAATGGCTGATCCTGTTATTAGTGTAGTTAGGGTTTTACCTATTCCAAGTTTTGATTCATTTCAAGGTGGATTTTTTAACGAAGAATACCAAGCAAGATTAAATGATTTAAATTCATTTACAGGATCTTCTTTAATTCAATGGTCTATGACACAAACTAATTTTTCATTGGTTTCTAATCTTTTTAATATTGCACCGACAGTACTTTTTAATAGAAAACAAAATAGATTATATTTGGAAACTGATTGGAATGAAAAATTTAATGCAGATGATATTTTAATTGTTGAAGCATATAGAATATTAAATCCTGCAACATATACCGAAGTATGGAATGATATGTTTCTTAAAAAATATACTACGGCATTGATTAAAAGACAATGGGGAGAAAATTTAAAAAAGTTTACTGGTGTAGTGTTACCCGGAGGTATCACACTTGATGGGAAAACTATATATGATGAGGCAGTAGAAGAACTTACAAAAATAGAAGAAGAAATGAATCTTAAATACGAATTACCTGTAGACTTTAATGTAGGTTAATATGGCAACGAATAATTATTTTAAAAATTTTAATTCCACACCACAACAAGATTTACTTAATAGTTTAACTAAAGAAGTAATTCAAATGAGTGGTATGGATTGTCTGTATGTACCAAGAGTTGATGTCAATAAAGATGATATTCTTGGTGAAGATTCTTTGTCAAAATTTACATCGGCAAAAGAAGTAGAAATGTATATTAATACACCAGAAGGATTTGGTGGTGCTGGTGATATTATTTCTAAGTTTGGTTTAGATGTTCAAGATGAAGTAATATTGGTTGTAAACAAAGAAAGATTTTTTGATTGTACTGCCATGTCACTTCCAAGAGAAGGTGACTTAGTTTATCTGCCTTTAAATAAAGGTTTATTTGAAGTAAAATTTGTCGAACACGAAAAACCATTTTATACATTAGGAAAAAATACTGTATATGAATTAACTTGTGAATCTTTTCAATATAGTAATAATGTTTTTGATATACCTGCATCTGAATCAGGTGCAATCTTTGATAAAATTGAAAGAGAAAATGCAACCAGTATTTTATTGACAATGAGTGCAAACACAGGTTATACTGTTAGTGAAGTTGTTTATCAAGGTTCTAGTCTTGCTAATGCAACTGCTACTGCCAAAGTAGCAACACAAGTAGGTGATTCACTTAGTTTGTATCGTGTGTCTGGTACTATTGCTACGGGAACAAACTTAAAAGGTGTTACCAGTACAACATCTGTCAATGTGGTTAAAGTCGATAACCAAGATAGTACAACAACTAAATTTGACGATAATAAAGTATTTGAAACTGACGGTGATGCTATATTAGATTTTAGTGAATTTGATCCGTGGACTGATAATATATGATTAACGGAGAACTATAATGTTCGGCACACATTTTTATAATAAAAATATTAGAAATATTGTTATCTTGTTCGGAACACTATTTAACGATATTAATATAAAGAGAACGGATTCTGCTGGTACAGTACAATCTCAATTTAAGGTTCCTATTAATTACGGACCTTCAGAAAAATATTTAACAAGATTAGCAGGTCCTACACTTGACGATCAAGAAATTGTTGGTATTACTTTACCACGTTTGTCATTTGAAATTACTACAATGGCATATGATCCTACAAGAAAATTACAAACAATGAAAAAAATCCGAGAGACAAAACCTCTTGGAAGTTTGGATGGTATTACAATAGTAACTGGTGGTTCAGGATATACTTCAGCACCGACAGTAACAGTTGCAGCTGCACCTACGGGAGGGACAACAGCAACAGCAACAGCAACTATTGTAGGTGGAGTTGTTACTGCTATTACAGTTACTAATGTAGGTGCAGGTTATACTACGACACCAAATGTTAGTATAACAGGTGGTGGTGGAACAAAGGCAACAGCAACAGCAAATATGGATGCTAATACCACTACTTTATTAACTGCTTATACACCTGTTCCATATAATTTTGAAATTGATCTTGCTATTATGGTTAGAAATAGTGATGACGGAGCACAAATACTTGAACAAATTTTACCATATTTTACACCTGAATTTCATGTTACTTTAAATGAAATGCGTACACTTGGAATTAAAAGAGATATTCCAGTTATAATGAATAGTATGTCAACGGAAGATACATATGAAGGTGATTATATTTCAAGACGAGCATTAATTCATACTTTATCTTTTACGGTACAAGGTTTTCTTTATGGTCGAACTTCCGATCAAGGTATCATTCGAGAGGTTGATGTTAATGCTGGAACTTCTTTTAATGATATAGATGAAAAATCAGTTAATGTTGATGTTAAACCAGATCCGGCTACTGCTGATCCTAATGACAATTTTGGATTTAATGTTACGACAACAAATTTATAATTTATGAAAAGATATATGAAAAAAGAAACTGTACAAAAATTAAACGACATATTAGATATTGCTGGTAGTGAAATAAATAGAAATGTCATTGATGTGTCTGAGAATAAAGTAGAGAAAGCACCAGCAGTAGAAACAAACACTACTGACTTGACAAATGATTATGATTTTTCAAGAGATCAATATCATAATCTTATTGAAAAGGGTAACACAGCACTTGAAGAACTTTTATCTATTGCTAAAGAGGGTGAGGCACCAAGAGCATTCGAGGTAGCAACACAACTCATAAATTCATTGGCTGCAACGACTAAAGAACTTTTGATATTACAAAAAACCAAAAAAGAAGTTGAAGGAACAGGTAAACCAACAAAGAATGAAAATAATCTTTTTATTGGTAGTACAACTGAACTTCAAAAACTTCTTGATATGAAAAAGAAAAAATAATATGCCGGCAAATTATTTAGGAAATAGCCTACTTAAAGGTTTAGATGTAAAACATAAATTCACAAAAAAAGAAATCGAGGAATACATTAAGTGCAGTAATGATCCGATTTATTTTTTGGAAAACTATGTCAAAATTGTTCATGTTGATGAAGGTTTAATTCCTTTTAAATTGTATGATTTTCAAAAAGATTTAGTTGGTGCTATAACTCAAAATAGAAATGTTATTGTAAAAACTGGTAGACAGGTTGGTAAAACAACTACTACTATTGGTTGGGTTTTACATTACATTCTTTTTAATACAGAAAAAACAGTTGGTATTCTTGCCAACAAAGCAATAACTGCTCGTGAAATTCTTAGTCGAGTTCAAACATCCTACCAACATCTCCCCAAATTTCTTCAACAAGGTTTAAAAGAATGGAATAAAGGTTCATTAGAACTTGAAAATGGAAGTAAAGTTATTGCTTCCTCTACATCTTCAAGTGCAATTCGTGGATTTTCCTTTTCTTGTATTCTATTAGACGAGTTTGCTCACGTTCAAAGACATATTGCAAATGAATTTATCCGTTCGGTTTATCCGACAATTTCATCTGGTAAGGAAACAAAAGTTATTATAGTATCTACTCCAAATGGATTTAATTTATTTTATAAGTTTTGGAATGATGCAGAAAATGGAAACAATTCTTTTTATCCATTTAAAGTACATTGGTCAAATGTTCCTGGGAGAGATCAAGACTGGCATGAAAAAATTGTAAGTACTATTGGTGAATCTGCTTTTAGACAAGAATATGAAGCAGAGTTTTTGGGTTCTACGAATACTTTAATTTCTACTGAAAGATTGCAGGAAATGTCTTATAATGCTCCATTATTTTCTAGAGAGAATTTAGATGTTTTTGAGGAACCTAAAAAAGATCGTACTTATACTATAACGGTTGATGTGGCAAGAGGACAAGGAAACGATTATTCTGCTTTTTCAGTTTTTGATATTACAGAAATTCCGTATAAAATAGTTGCAAAATATCGTGATAATATGGTTGCACCCCTACACTTTCCCAATATTATAAATACTATAGGAAGAAGGTATAATTATGCTTATATTTTAGTAGAGATAAATGATATTGGTTCACAGGTTGCTGATGTTTTACACCATGATCTAGAATATGAAAATTTATATTCAACATCATGGTATGGAAGGCATGGTCAGCAATTAAGTAGTGGTGCTAAAAAGGATTCTTGTTTTGGTGTTAGAACAACTAAGGCTATGAAAAAACTTGGTTGTTCAAATTTAAAATCACTAATAGAAGAAAATAAACTTTTATTTAACGACTACGATATTATATCAGAACTAACAACATTTGTTTCGATTGGTGAGTCCTATGCAGGCGAAGAAGGTTCGCATGATGATTTAGTAATTACAATGGTGTTGTTTAGTTGGTTAGTAGACCAACAATATTTTAAAGATTTAAGTAATCAAAACATAAGAGATAATTTATATAAAAACCAATTAACACAATTGGAAGATATGACAACACCCTTTGGGATTATTGATAATGGTTTACAAAATAAAGAATATGAAATTGACTCGGATGGGACGAGGTGGGAAACAGTTTCTTAAAATACATTATGAGATTGATGAAAAAAATATATCAATATAAAAAATGTAATTAATTGTAAAGGAGATTTAAAATGCCATTTCAAGTAAGCCCAGGTATAGTTGTTACAGAGAGAGATTTAACAACAGTAGTACCTAATGTCGCTACTAGTATTGGTGGAATTGCTGGTAATTATCAATGGGGGCCAGTATTAGAAAGAGTATCCATCACAACGGAAAACGACTTAATAGAAACTTTTGGAAAACCAGACACATTAACTTTTCGAGATGTAATGACAGCATCAAACTATCTTGCATACTCGAATAATCTAATCGTAGTACGAAATGTATCATCCGCAGCAACCAATGCAGTAGTTGGTGATACTGATGCTGGTACAGCACTTGACGTACTGAATGATGACGATTATGAAGGAAAATCATTTACGGATCAATTATTCGTAGGAAAATACCCAGGAAGCATAGGAAATAGTCTTAAAGCATATGCTATTGACGGATTTGGTTGGGCTGCAACAGGCATGGGAGCTCCAGCAACTGCAATCCAAACTTTGTTCAAGAACAACTTTGATCGAGCACCTGGAACATCAAAATATGCCTCCGATAGAGGTGGTTCACTTGATGAAATGCACATTATCGTATGTGACGAAGATGGTTTATTTACTGGTGTAAATAATGAAATCTTGGAAAGATTTGAAAGTGTAAGTAAAGCAACTGATGCAAAACGTATTGATGGTTCTACTAATTATGTTTTAGATGTTTTGCGTAACGAATCAAAATACATTTGGTTGGGTGCTGTTGGACAATTAACAGCAGGTACATCTGATAGTAATACACATGCTGGTGCTGGTACTGGTAGTGCAACCTTTAATAGGTTGAATAGTGGAACTGAATTAAGTAGATTCCCCGGTGGTTCATTAACTGGTGGAGTTGCTAGTGCAGAACTTAGTGCTGGTGAATATACAGCAGCATTGGATAAACTTGCAAATCCGGAAGTGGTTGACGTTACCATTTTAATGGCAGGTGGTTCTTCTGGAATAGCTGCAGCAGCTGATGCAAGAACAGTCGGTGCTCATATGATACAAAATATTGCCGAAGTTCGTAAAGATTGCGTTGGTTGTTATTCACCACATAGTAGTTCCGTTGTAAGAACTACTGGTCAAGCAGCAAAAGTAATTACAGACAAAACAGTTGCATCTAGTTATGGAATTATGGACTCTGCATGGAAATACCAATACGACCGATACAATGATGTTTTCCGTTATGTTCCATTAAACGGTGATGTTGGTGGTATGCTCGCAAGGACAGATTTTACGAATGATCCTTGGTGGTCACCTGCAGGTTATAACAGAGGTGCTACTAAGAATATTGTAAAACTTTCATGGGAACCAACTAAGGCAGACCGTGATCTTTTATATCAATCAAGCATTAATCCTTTTATCACACAAACAGGAGCAGGAGTTTTACTCTTTGGTGATAAAACAATGCAACTACTTCCAAGTGCATTTGATAGAATCAATGTACGAAGATTGTTTATTGTTTTGGAAAAAGCAATTTCGATTGCTGCCAAAGCATTATTGTTTGAGTTTAATGATGAGTTTACAAGAGCACAATTTGTAAATATTGTTTCTCCTTTCTTGAGAGAAGTACAGGGACGGCGTGGTATTACAGACTTTAAAGTAGTTTGTGATACTTCCAATAATACTGGACAAGTTATTGATACGAATAATTTTGTTGGTGATATTTACATTAAACCAGCAAGGTCAATCAACTTTATTCAGTTGAACTTTATTGCCGCACGAACTGATGTTTCTTTCTCAGAAATTGGTGGATAAGTCTTATAAATATATACAAACATAAAGGAGTAATAAAAAATGTCAAGTATCTCAAATTTTAAAAACAATTTTCAAGGTGGTGTAAGACCTAATCAGTTTAGGGTCAATATTACTGCTGCGGTTTTCGGTGGTGCCGATCTTGAATTCTTATGTAAGGGTACTAGTATTCCATCTTCCGTGATTGGAAACATTGATGTTAATTATCGTGGTCGAATCTTAAAAGTCCCGGGTGATCGAACTTATGAAGATTGGACAGTAACGATTTTGAATGATCCTAATTGGCAGAATAGATCATTCTTTGAAAGATGGATGGATGGTATTCAAGATCATACTTTTCCAGTTAGAAATGTAAGATCAACTGCTGTATATGGTACAGGTACGGTACGTCAACTAGGCCGTGATGGTAACACTATTGCAACCTATGTTGTAGAAGATATATATCCTACTAATCTGGCCGCTATGGAATTAGATATGAGTACCAATGATACAGCACAAGATTTTGCTGTAACATTTGCAGTTAATAATTGGAGAAGTTCAGCAAGTAATGCAATTAATCCTAGTGGTACTGGTGTTAATGTTGATTTTAATGTTAATGCAAGTATTGGTGGAGTAAATATTGGATTCGGAACTTAATTTTTGACAAGGGGGAGTTTTCTCCCCCTTCACTTTTAATATTAAACAGGTAAAGATTTATGGCTTTTGACTTATTTGGTTTTACAGTTTCAAAAAAAACTACGCAGAAAACATTTGTAACACCAGAGAATGATGATGGTGCTATTACTTATGTTGACGGTGGTGGATTTGTAGGAACATACCTCAACACCGATATTGATGCAAAAGATGAGAATATTCTCATTCAAAAATATCGTGAAATGTCTATGACGCAAGAAGTTGATCTTGCAGTTACAGATGTTGTTAATGAGGCAGTATTAAATGAAGGTGGACAAGTTGGTAAGACTACAGTATCTTTGTCATTGAGTTCTTTATCTCAAAGTGATAATATTAAGAATAAAATCAAAGATGAATTTAAAAAAATTATTAGACTTTTAGATTTTAATAAAACTGGTTATGACACATTCAGAAAATGGTATGTTGATGGTAAAATATATCATCATATTATAATTGATGAGGCCAATAGAAAAGATGGTATAAAAAGTTTAATTCCAGTTGATGCTCTTGATATTAAAAAAGTAAGAGAAATAAAAAGATCAAAAGATCCTGTTTCAAATATTGAATATACAGATGACATAGAAGAATATTTTATTTACAAACCAGATCAAACTACTGGACAATTTTTTCCTCATGGTAAACATAGTGAAGAAATAAAAGTTGCACCAGATTCTATTTCTTATGTTCATTCTGGTATAATTGATTCTGAAAAACAATTTGTTATTGGTTATCTTTATAAAGCAGTTAAACCTTATAACCAATTAAGGATGATTGAAGATTCACTTGTTATCTATCGTATAGCAAGAGCACCCGAAAGACGAATATTTTATATTGATGTTGGTAACTTACCAAAAATAAAAGCAGAACAATATTTACGTTCTGTTATGGATAAGTACAAACAAAAAGTTGTATACAATGCAACTACAGGCGAAGTAGAAGATCAGAAAAAACAGATGTCAATGCTGGAAGATTTCTGGTTGCCAAGACGAGAAGGTGGTAGAGGTACTGAAATCAGTACTTTGCCGGGTGGACAATCTTTAGGTGAAATTGAAGATATAGAATATTTTAGAAAGAAACTTTATCAGTCTTTGAATGTTCCTATTTCAAGGATTGAAGGAACTGAATCAACTGCATTTAATCTTGGAAGAACATCTGAAATAAATAGAGATGAAATAAAGTTTGCAAAATTTATTACAAGATTAAGACAAAGATTTTCAGAATTATTCACAGATTTATTGAGAGTACAACTTCTTCTTAAAGGTATTATTAAAGAGGAAGATTGGTTTGATATTAAAGATTCCATAGATTATGTTTGGACAAAAGATTCTCATTATGTAGAATTAAAAGAAAATGAAATTTTAAGAGAACGATTAGAAGTTCTTTCACAATTAGACGAATACATTGGAAAATATTTCTCTAATGAATGGGTTAGAAAAAATCTATTGAGACAAACTGATGCAGAGATTAGAGAATTAGACAGTCAAATCAAAAGAGAAACAGGTACAGACCCAGATGATGCAGAAATCAATCCTGATCTCTTGGACTTTCAGGCTTAGTTATGAAATCTAGTTTTTTAAAAAATTATAAAAAGAAAATTATATCTTCAACGGATATAGAAAAAATTGATGAAGCAATTGAATATGCTTTTAGACTTACAGATTTATATGGAATTGAAAGAATCAATAAGTCAATTTTAGAAGCTTCTATCATGTATAAGATTGATGAGAACATATTGAGAGAAAGAATAAATGATGAATCTTTTATATTAAACGAAAGGAAAAATAATGAGTGAGCCTACACAAGATTTAAAACAAAGTATTATACAAAGTGTTCTTGATAGAAAATTCTCAAGGGCAAATGTTGAGTTTGCCAATCTAATGAAAGACAAAGCATACGCAGCAATTGATGATTATAAGAAAGCATTTAAATATGTTGCTATTCAACAAAAAGAAGCAGAAAAAGAACCTGAAAAAAAAACTAAGAAGGAAAAATAAAAATGAAACTAATAACAGAACATTCAAACGAAATTGAATATATTGTTGAAGGAAAAGATAAACAACAATATATCAAAGGAATCTTTATGCAATCTGAAATTAAAAACCAGAATGGTAGAGTTTACCCCTTTTCGGTTCTTAAAAAACAAGTAAGAAAATTTAATGAGAATTTTGTAAAAAAAGATAGAGCATTAGGAGAATTGGGACATCCGATGGGTCCAACTGTTAATCTTGATCGTGTTTCTCATATCATTACAGAATTGTACGAAGATGGAAAAAATTTCATCGGAAAAGCAAAAGTTATTGATACACCAAATGGAAAGATTGTAAAAAATCTTCTTGAGTCTGGTGTTCGTTTAGGTGTTAGTTCAAGAGGTCTTGGTTCAATAAAAACAAATAAGGCTGGTGTAAATGAAGTGCAAGATGATTTCGTTTTATCTACTGTCGATATTGTTGCTGATCCTAGTGCTCCTGACGCATTTGTTAATGGCATCATGGAAGGAAAAGAGTTTAGTTTAACGGGAGAAATTGAATATGACATTAAAAATGAAATTAAAAATACCGTAAAATCAAGACTTGAACAAAAAAAGATTGAGTTATTTAAGGAATTTATTGGAAAACTCTAATCTTATAAATACTATAAGTACGTTTAAATATATTTAAAGGAGTAGTATAATGGCTAATAAAAAAGCTGAAGAAAATGGACAAGTTGAAGAAGCTGAGACTATGGAAGATGCGGAAATTGAAAAAAAGATTGAAGAATCTGCTGAATTAGAAGAAGCAAAAAAAGAAGAAAAAAAGAAAGCAGAAGTAGAAGAGGAAGAGCACGAAGATGAGGAAGAAGCAGAAGAATCTAAAAAAACAAGCAAAAAAGAAAATAAAAAATCAAAGAAAGTAGAAGAGGAAGAAGAAGAGGAAGAAGCAGAAGAAGAATCTAAGAAAGAAGAAATCGAAGTTAATGTAGACGAAGATGTTGCTGCATTAGTTGATGGTGAAGAACTTTCTGAGGAATTCAAAACAAAAGCTGCTACAATCTTTGAAGCTGCTGTTAAGTCTAAGATTGCTAAGATTCGTAAACAAATCCGGGAAGAAAATAAGAAAGAGCAAGACGAAAGAATTGCTTCCATGCAAGAAGAAATGACTGATAATATGGATAAGTATCTCAGTTATGCAACAAAAGAATGGATGGAAGAAAATAAACTTTCAGTTGAAACTGGTGTACGCAACGAAGTTACAGAAAGTTTCATCAAAGGTTTAAAGAAATTGTTTGAAGAACATTATATTGATGTTCCAGAAGAAAAAGAAGATGTATTTGAAAGTCTAGTAGTCGAAGTTGCAGAACTCGAAGAAAAACTAGACGCACAAACCGAGAAGCATATGGATACTGTGAAAGAATTAAATAAATATAAAGCTACTCATATTTTTCAGACTGTTTCAGAAGGAATGGTCGATACTGATATTGAAAAGTTTAAAGAGTTGACAGAAGATGTTGATTACGATACTGATGAACAGTATGCAGAAAAACTTAATGTCATCAAGAATAGCTATTTCAAATCAGACAAAAAAGATGAAGTTGTAGATAAAAAGAAAACTGCTGGCACTAACAATCCCGTTGTAGATGGAAAAGGTGATACTCGAATGGATAGTGTTATGAGTGCAATTTCTAGTTTATCTAAAAAGAAATAATGGAATGGGTGAGTTATAACTTAAATTAAAAACTCAACAAGGAGTTGTAAAATGTATTTATCCGAAACTATTTCTGAGAAGTGGCAGCCCGTAATGGAGCACAAAGACCTTCCAGAAATTAAAGACGCATATCGTAGAGATGTTACCTTGCGTTTGTTGGAAAATCAAGAGAAGTTTCTTCAAGAAGCTGCTCCAACAAACTCTACTGGTGGTAATGTTGACAACTGGGATCCTATTCTGATCTCTTTGGTTAGACGTTCTATGCCTCAAATGATCGCTTATGACGTTTGTGGTGTTCAACCTATGACCGGTCCTACTGGTTTGATTTTTGCCATGAAGGCACATTACACAAGTCAAGGTGGTGCAGAAGCATTTGGTGCTGCTGGAACTGGTGCAGACGAATCAGATACGGACTTTTCTGGACGTAATGCTGCTGGTAATGTTGGTTCTACTAATGCTCATGTAACGACTGACGGAACGAATAATCCGTTTGCTGGTACATGGACACATGGAACTGGTATGACAACTGCCCAGGCTGAAGCACTTGGTGATGCTTCTGGTAATGCTTTCGCCGAGATGGCATTCAGTATTGAAAAAACTTCCGTAACTGCTAAGTCGCGTGCATTAAAGGCTGAGTATTCAACGGAGTTGGCTCAAGACTTGAAAGCTATTCATGGTCTGGATGCTGAAACAGAATTGGCAAACATTTTGTCAACTGAAATTCTTCAGGAAATTAATCGTGAAGTTATTCGTACTATCTACACCGTTGCTAAAGATGGTGCTCAAACGGATACTACTTCTGCTGGTACTTTTGATCTTGATACTGACTCTAACGGACGTTGGTCTGTTGAGAAGTTTAAAGGTTTGATGTATCAAATCGAGCGTGACCGAAATGAAATCGGACATCAAACTCGACGCGGCAAAGGTAACTTTATGATTTGTTCTGCTGACGTTGCTTCAGCAATGTCAATGGCAGGTATGTTGGAATCTGGTCATGCACTTAATGTAGACGATACAATGTCAACTTATGCTGGTACAATGAACGGCATGAAAGTTTATGTTGATCCTTACTACGCTACTGCTGCTGGTCAATTCTATGTACTTGGTTATAAGGGTGCAAGTCCTTATGATGCTGGTATCTTCTATTGTCCATACGTTCCACTACAAATGGTTCGTGCTATGGGTGAAAACACCTTCCAACCGAAAATCGGTTTCAAGACCCGTTATGGAATGGTCAAGAATCCTTTTGTTGGTTCTGGTGGAGAAACCATGACGGCAGATCAAAACCAATATTACAGAAAAGTTAAAGTTAATAACTTGATGTAATCTTAGTTTTACCAAATTGAGGGATGGGGAATTTTCCCTGTCCCTCTTTTTTTTTGGAGATAAATATGTATGAATATAGATCGAAAGTTGTAAAAGTTATTGACGGTGATACAATAGATGTTGATATTGATCTCGGGTTTGATGTTATTCTTTCAAAACAAAGAATTCGATTGTATGGAATTGATACTCCTGAATGTCGTACAAGAGATGAAAATGAAAAATTTTATGGAAAACTCTCCTCAGATTTTCTCAAAAAATACTGCCGTAAAGGTTCGTATATAATCCTAAGAACACATTTAGATAAAAAAGGAAAATTTGGTAGAATACTCGGTGAGGTTATAGTTGATGATGTTAATATAAATCAACTAATGGTTAAAGAAAACATGGCTGTTGAGTATCACGGACAATCTAAAACTATAATAGAAAAAGAACATCTTTCAAATAGATCAATACTTATGAGAAGAGGACATCATTATTTAAATCCAAAAGGGTAACTTTTTCCTTGACAGGCTGCTTTTTTTATGTTATTGTTTCTATGTGGGTAGGTTGATATTATAAATACATATATAATAATAATTAGAGAGTTATAAGATGGCTTTAACACCAAATGAAATAAATCAATTAAATGTTGTAAGCTTTCAAACGAATTTTACAAGAATACCAAATGTAAATTTCTTTTGTCAATCTGTCAACATTCCCTCAATGTCTCTAGGATCATTTATGCAACCTACTACATTTATGGATCAACCTGTTGAGGGTGATACATTAACATTAGAACAGCTTAATGTGAGTTTTTATGTTAATGAAGATTTATCAAATTACTTAGAGATATATAATTGGATGATTGCTCTTGGTTTTCCAGATAATTATTCCCAGTTTGCTTTGAAGGAGAATGTTAATGATGCTGGAAACACTACGTCAATATTAAGATCCGATATGAATATTATATTGAATACCAATAAATCTAATCCAAATTTTTCCGTTACATTCAAAGACGCATTTCCTGTAAGTTTAGGCGCAATTGCTTTGGACGTACAGAACACTACTTTAGAACCAATCGCAGTAGAGGCTTCTTTTGCCTATTCCGGTTCATTCACAATCGAAAAAACAACTTAATTTTTCCTTGCATAATATATATTTTTTTGTTATACTTATCGTATGAAAATTGAAGAAATAAAAGAAATGATTGACAAGGATGCAAGATTTCTCAGAGAAGAATCTAATATTGATGTGGCATCATTATCTGTGCCAGAGTTATGTGCGAAATACCATCAACTTATATATGATGAAACAATGTCTTTGAATTATTTCAGAACCGAACATAAAATTATAAAAAAGAATAGATGGTTATATTATACAGGAAAGGCAGATCCTGAAGTATATGAAAAACACCCATTCAATTTAAATATATTAAAAGCAGACATAGATAAATTTTTAGATGCTGATGATGAATTAAATGTTATTACATTAAAAGTAAAAGCACAAGAAGAAAAAATAAATCTATTAACAGAACAAGTCAAATCTATTATGAATTTATCTTTTAATGTTAATAATGTTATAAAATGGAAAAAGTTTTTAAGTGGTGAAATAGGATGATTACTGTAGGAAAATTAAATGAAACTTTTTTACAAGTGTCTTGTGAAAGGCATATTGCATATGAATTGAATGAATATTTTTCATTTAAAGTTCCTAACTTTCAATTTCATCCAAAATTTAGAGCAAAAATATGGGATGGAAAAATACGTTTATTCAATATACAAACAGGTCAAATGTATCTTGGATTATATCCTTATTTAAAAGAATGGGCAATTAAACATTCCTACAAATTACAATCCGACATAGTAGAAGTAACAAGTAATAATACTGATTATGATAGTTGTTACAAATATATGCTTGATTTAAAACCCATGGCAAAAGGTGAAAACATATCTGCCAGAACATATCAAATTGAATCTTTTGGTCATTGTGTTAGACAAGAAAGAGCATTATTACTTTCTCCAACTTCATCAGGAAAAAGTTTAGTTATCTATTCTTTAATAAGATGGCATCAGGAATTTTTAGATAATGATAAAATTCTTATCTTAGTTCCTACTACTAATCTAGTTACACAAATGTATAATGACTTTAAGGATTATTCTACAAAAACAAAATGGAATGTAGAAGATAATTGTCATATAATTTATTCAGGAAAAGAAAAAGATTCTGATAAACAGATATATATTAGTACATGGCAATCTTTGTTTCGTTTAGGCGCACAATATTTTAAGAAATTTGGTATGGTTGTTGGTGATGAAGCACACCTTTGTAATGCCCAGAGTCTTAAAGGTATTCTGGAAAAAATGACTAATTGTAGGTATCGTTTTGGAACTACAGGAACTATTACTGATTCCAAGACGCATAAATTAGTGCTAGAGGGGTTATTTGGTAAAACATATCAAGCAGTAACTTCTAAAGAATTAATGGAAGATAAACATATATCTGATTTAAAAATTGAGTGTTTATTATTAAAATATAATGATGAAGAAAGTAAGGCATTAAAGAACGCAACATATAAAGAAGAAATAGATTTTATAGTTTCCAGTAAGAAAAGAAATGAGTTTATTGCAGACCTGGCATTAGCAAGAAAAGGTAATATTTTAATTCTATTTAATTATGTAGAAAAACATGGTAAAGTTTTAGAAAATATAATTAAACATAAATTGCAATTAAATATTGCTTTAGCTAATCACGAAGATAGAAATGTATTTTTTATTGCAGGTGAAACGTCTGTTGAAGATAGAGAGAACATAAGACGGATGGCAGAAGTTGAAAATTCTATTATAGTTGCATCATCTGGTGTTTTATCTACTGGTGTTAATATTAGAAACTTACAATCATTAATATTTGCACATCCGTATAAAGGTAAGATCAGAAATCTTCAATCTATTGGTAGAGTTTTACGATTAGATGATAAAGACAACAAGGCTATCTTGTTTGATTTGGTTGATGATTTATCATGGAAGAAGCATCAAAATTATGGTATTAAACATTGGAAGGAAAGGGTTAAAACATATACTAGTGAGCAGTTTGATTATAATTTCAGAGAAATAACTTTATAGAAGGATAATTAGATGGGAAAAACATATAGAAACATTATTAAAAATAAGTTTGAAAAGAAAAAATTTAATAACCTTAAAAAGAAACAAAAACAAAATTTTGTAGAGGGTGAAGAAGATGAATTTATATTGGACGAGCTCGAAGAAGTGCGAGAGGTGCAAGAAGAAAACGAAACACGAAAATAGGTCTGAAGGTTTTGCAGGAACGACTTATTATGAAGATTGGGTTTGTGTTAAGTGTGGAAGTTATAATTTAATTCCGAAAAAAGGTGAACCAAAATTTGTTACAGAATTTTGTATTAACGTATAGGGGATAAAATGATTGATTTAAAGTTATATCCTACATTGAAAGTTAAAATTATTAATAAGAGTGATAATCCATTACCAAGTTATGCAAAGAAAGGTGATGCTGGTATGGATTTGCAAGCAAGTGAAGATGTTTGGATAAGACCATTTAATAAAGCAATTATTCCTACTGGAATTTATTTAGAGATACCAGATGGTTATGAATGTCAAATTAGATCAAGGTCTGGTTTGGCAGCTAAACATGGTCTTAATGTTATGAACTCACCTGGCACTATTGATTCGGGTTATCGTGGTGAGATTAAAGTAATATTACATAATCATCATTTTCAATCTTATGATGTGAAAAAAGGTGATAGAGTTGCACAAATGGTTTTTGCACCAGTAACGATTGCGGAGTTTGTTAATGTTGAAGAATTAACTAATAGTGAACGTGGTGAAGGTGGACTAGGGAGCACAGGAACATGACAGAAAAAAAAGACAAGTCAAAACATTATGTAGATAATGATAAGTTTTTTGTTGAAATGAAAAAATGGAAGCAGAGAGTTCTTGACAATCGTGAAGTTGAAGAAGATGATCCCCCAACAACTGAATACATGGGTGAGTGTTTTCTAAAGATATGTGAACATCTTGTCATGCGTCCTAATTTTATAAATTATACATTTCGAGATGATTTGATTTCTGACGGTATTGAGAATTGTTTGTTATACGCCCATAATTTCAATCCAGAAAAATCGAAGAATCCTTTTTCATATTTTACACAAATTATTCATCATGCTTATGTTAGGAGGATTGTTAAAGAGAGAAAATTGATGCACATTAAATACCTTCTTGTTGAACGGGAAGGTATATTAAATGAAATAAGTCCTGATGGCGAGGATAATAAAAAAATGACAAAAGATTGGGTTGATTATTTACGAACCCATGAAAAGTATGCTGTAAATCCGAGTAAAAAGAAGAAAAATAAGTCTAATTTGGAATTATGTTTTAAATAATATTATTCCTTACATTTTTATAAAACTTGTAGTATAATGTTTTCTTGGAGCATTAAATGGATTACCATGTTATGTGGTTTGAAGTATGTCCTAATTGTAAGCCTAGAAATTCTGGATTTACAGTAGAGAACAAATTAGATGGTACTGTAGTTCAAAAATTTGAATGTGCAGAATGTAATCATACATGGGAAAGGAAATATGAAAGTAGCATTAATAACGGATCAGCATTTTGGGGGAAAGCAAGACAGCTTGAACTTTTTGAATCATATAAAGAAATTTTATGAAGAACAATTTTTTCCATATCTTTCTGAAAATAATATTCATACTGTTATTGATCTTGGCGATACTTTTGATCGTAGAAAATTTGTTAATTTTAATATCTTAAATGAAGTAAGACAATTTTATTTTGATGTATTTTATGAACTTGGTATTAAATTACATTCTATTGTAGGTAATCATTCTACATATTATAGAAATACAAACTTTGTTAATAGTTCTGAATTGCTTTATGGACATTATCCTAATATTGAAGTATATCCAGAAGTTTCAACAATATCTATTGATGGTACATTGATTGATTTAATTCCGTGGATTAATTCAGAGAATTATGATAGAACCATTGACTTTATTAAAAGATCACCATCGCATGTTGCTTTCGGTCATTTAGAAGTTGCTGGATTCGCAATGTATAAAGGATATAATGCAGAGGATGGTATTGCAAAAGATATATTTAAAGGATATGAAATAGTATGTTCTGGTCATTATCATCATAAGTCAAGTAAAGATAATATTCATTATCTTGGTGCTCCATACGAAATTACATGGAATGATTATGACGATCCTAGAGGGTTTCATGTATTCGATACAGAAACTAGAGAAATAGAGTTTATTCGTAACAGATTTAGATTGTTTGAAAAGATTTATTATGATGATAAAAACGTAGATTATGCAGAGGTTGATACTAATTATTATAAGAATAAGATTGTAAAACTTATTGTAGAAAAGAAAAACAATACAGATAAATATGAAACTTTTGTAGATAGATTATACAATTCAGATTTAGCCGATCTTACTATATTAGAAGATTTATCAGAATATAGTGCAAGATATAATGAAGATGAAAATGAAGATGTTGAAATTGGAAACACATCAGATTTTTTAGAAGAATATGTAGATCATATGTCGGATAGTGGGAAGGAGGATGAAAAGGTTAAACTTAAAAAGTTATTAAAAGTGATATATGATGAAGCTCTTAACATGGATGAATAATGATTAGATTAAAAGTTGTAAGATGGAAAAATTTTCTTTCTACGGGAAATCAGTTTTTAGAAGTAAAATTAGATAAAGAACCAATGACATTGATTGTTGGTAAGAATGGTGCTGGTAAATCAACATTGATTGATGCTATCACCTTTTCTTTGTTTGGGAAACCTTTTAAAAGAATTAATAAAGGGCAGTTGGTAAATACTGTCAATGAGAAAAATCTCTTAACAGAGGTGGAATTTTCTTTAGGTAAAAGTGAATGGAAAGTAAGGCGAGGAATTAAACCTGCTGTTTTTGAAATATATAATAATGGAAAAATAATTAATCAGGATGCAAAGAGTACAGATTATCAAAAGTATCTTGAAGATAAAATTTTAAAATTAAATTTTAAATCATTTACTCAAATTGTTGTATTAGGTTCAGCATCATTTGTTCCTTTTATGCAACTATCAGCAAATGATCGTAGAGTTATTATTGAAGATATATTAGATATTGGTATATTTTCTATTATGAAGAATTTACTCAAGGATCGTTTTTCTGTTTTAAAAGAAGAATTGGATGAACTTGAATATGAAATTAAATTGCTTCAGGAGAAAATTAAATTACAAGAAAAACACTCGAAGGAATTAGAAGAGGAAACGAAGCAAAAACGTAAGACAAGTTTAGACAAAATAAAAGAAACAGAACAAGAGATAGTAAAATTAAATAAAGAGATAGAAGAGCATCAAGTAAGAGTAAAAGATATTTTAGATTCTATTCAAGATAGATCCTCTATTGATAAACAACATTCGGAATTAGATAAGTATCGTTCACAAATTAAAAAGAATTTAAAGAAACTTAATAAGGATAAAAAGTTTTTTGAGAATAATGAAAATTGTCCGACTTGTGAACAAGATATTGATGAAACATTTAAAAAAAGAAAACTTATTGATGTTTCTGATGATATTGAAGAAATGGATGATGGCTTAGAAAAGATAGATGTTGAATTAGATAAAGTATATGAAAGAATAAAAGAAATATCTGACTTTACTCAAGAAATACAAACGGAAGAATCACAGGTAGTTCAAAAGACAAGTAATATACAGGCTCATAATAATTTTATTAAACATTTAAAAGAAGATATTGAAGCTACGATTGAAGATATTGATATAGATAAAGAAAATTTGTTAAATAGAGAACTGGAAGAAACCAAAACAACTAGAACACAATATATGGAGCAGAAAAGATATTATAATATTCTTGCTACTATATTAAATGATAAAGGGATTAAAACTAGGATTATAAAAAAATATTTACCAGTTATTAATAATCATGTAAATATGTATTTAAAAGATATGGATTTCTTTGTGAATTTTCAGTTGGATGAAAATTTCAACGAAACTATTAAGAGCAGACATAGGGACGATTTTTCATATTATTCTTTTTCTGAAGGAGAGAAAAAGAGAATTGATATTGCATTGTTGTTGACTTGGAGGCATATTGCTTCAATGCGTAATTCAGTTAATGTAAATCTTTTAATATTAGATGAAGTATTTGATGCAAGTTTAGATCAGGCTGGTGTTGATGATTTAATGAAATTATTTAATATATTGAATAAAACAAATTTATTTATTATTTCACATAAACTGGATGTATTGGATGATAAATTTCCTGCAAAGATTACAGTTGAAAAATATAAAAATTTTACTACTATGGAATACAGATGAAAATATTTATTATGATGTGGATAATATACTTACATGATTTATCTAGTGAGAAAATAATTTATGATGGTAGTTTGCATGATTGTTTACATGAAGCCCTCTCTTTTAATTTTAAAAATGAAAATAAAGCATATGCAGGATGTTATGCTGAAGTTAAACAGCCAAATTATTTAGAGGAATGAAATGCCGTTATATAGTTATTATTGTGAAAAATGTAACGAGGTTTATGAAAATCTTAGAAGTATTAAACAAAGAGATATAAAATTAACCTGTCCTATTTGTAATGAAAATTGTGATCGTATTTTGGATTTATCGGATTTTCATTTAAAGGGTGGTGGGTGGTTTAAAGATGGTTATGGAAATCAAAAACCAAAACCAAAAGGAGAAGAAAAATGAAATGGCTATTTCCGTTAGCCAAACGGTTTATTGCTGGACATGATTTTGATTCTGCAAAACCAGTTATAGATAAACTTATTAAAGATGGTTATAGAGTTTCAATAGATTATCTTGGTGAATTGAGTAAGACGGCTAATGATTGTGAGGTTGCATATGCCCAGTATTCAAAAATAATAGCATACTATCAATATTTGCAACATTATAAAAATAATGATTTTGGAATAGATATATCAGTTAAACCATCACAATTAGGTTTAAAACTTGATAAGAGTCGTTGCTATGAATATATGCACTCATTAGTTGCACAGGCAAGAACATATGGAATGACTGTTAGATTGGATATGGAAGATGATTCTTTGGTTGAGGATACTGTTGATTTATGTTTGCATTTGAAAAAAGAACATCCTAACATAGGTGTTGCTCTTCAAACAAATATGTATCGTACAAAAGAAGATTTACAAACATTGATGAATAATAATATATCTATTCGTTTAGTCAAAGGTGCATATAAAGGTAATAATAAAATTGCATATCAGAATAAGAAACAAATAAAAGATTTATTTTTAAAACAATCTTTAATGATGCTTTCTGAAAGATGCCGTTCATATTATTTTTTAAAAGATAAAGGATCACCAATTCATGCAATAGGTACACATGATCTTGAATTAATTAAAAGTATCAATGGTTATTTAAAAACTATTAAAATTGAAAAGAGTGATTTTGATTTTGAGTTGTTATATGGAATTAGACGAGATTTAAGTAAAGAATTAAAAGATAAAGGTCATAGAGTTCGGTTATATGTGCCGTTCGGAACGGAGTGGTTGCCCTATACTTTAAGAAGATTAAAAGAAATTAAGAACTTGAAATTCGTTGTTTTTAATATAGTTAGAGAGATTTTTCGATTTTGACCTTGACATTTGAAATTTAGATGTTATTTATATAGTATAACAATAATTTTTCAAAGGAGACAAGGCATGAGTTTACTAACAAAGTATAATACAAGTAATATGGACATTTTCCCGAATTGGATGAATTTTGATCGTTTTGATAACTTTCTTTTTGATCCTCTGGTAGAAACAGCATTGGAACAACGGCCTAAGAATAAGTATCGTTGGAGTGAAACAGACGATAACTATAAAGTCGATATTGTTATGCCAGGAATGACAAAGAAAGATATTGAACTTTTATACAAAAATGATACATTGACTATTAAATGTACCAAAGAAGTATCGGAAAAAGATAAAAGTTTTTTTGGTGTAAAGACTGAACAAGTTTTTAATAATTTTCCAAGACGTATTGATTCAACCAGTATCACGGCTGAAATGGTTGATGGTGTTTTAACAGTAGTATTACCAAAGCAGGAGTCTGAGAAGTCTAAATCTATTGATATTAAATAAGGAGGTCTTATGAGGTTTTTTGCTGATACAGCGGATATTGTAGAAATCCGTGATTTACAAAATGCAAATCTGATACAGGGTGTTACTACAAATCCAACACTTGTTCAACGTGCAGGTCGAAAAGATTTTACAAAATGTATGGAAGAAATCTGCGACAT